TGTAATAGTAAAGAGAAGAAAAGAAATAGTCTTAGCCAAAACGTACGGCTCTATTTCTGGAACAACAGTTCAAGCTCGAGCTGCTTGCAATACTAGAGACTCTCTTAGTGAGACATACTACCACAATGGCAGTGGATCAACTCCTGTTGTTAACGATAGAGTTTATGTTTCGAGAAGAGCTGATAATGAAAGAGGCGTATTACAAGATGGGTTTTACAAAGTTACGGCTGATAGTAGAAGCTTTGGGAGTATACAAATAAGATACGGGGTAGTTGCAGCCGTAGAATCCTGCAGATAACAATTAACTTTAATTAAATTAAATCATGGCAAAAAGAAAGACTCCTAAGGTAGAAAGCCTTAGACCAAAAACTATTACGCAAGAGGAATTACAAAAGCTTCAAGGCGTAGTTAAAGCAATCAACGAGGCTCAAATGCAGCTAGGTATGGTTGAAACTCAAAAACACAATATGTTACACGAGGTTGTTAAGCTTCAAGATATGGTGAACGCTATTCAAAAAGACTTAGTTAGTAAGTACGGCAAACACGATGTCAACATAGTTGATGGAACAATTAAATATAATGAAAATGGAAACGACGAAGCTAATAAGGAAGATAACAATAGGTAAAGACTATAAAGTCGACTCAATGCACTACTCAGTAGGGCAAGAGGTATACGGTGGCCATACTATTTGTGATATTATTGAAGAGGACGAAAAGTACTCAATATATATTAGAAAAAACAAAGATGTGCTTCCGTGGAAAGACTTTAACAAAAACATGGCTATTTCAGTAGAATATAACCTACAGTACTAATGCAGAGTGTTTACGGTTTTGTTATAACTCCTAGTGGTGGTAGATATAAAAATACTAGTAAAGTTGGTGACAAAGAGTTAATAATAAACTCTGAGATTTATAACCATCAGTTTACTAATAGAGAAGCTACAGTTGTTGAGGTTCCTAAAATAAACAGCACAGGCATTAATAAAGGAGATACGGTGATAGTTCATCACAACGTTTTTAGAAGATGGACTGATGTTCGTGGTAACGAAAAGAATAGTAAAAACTATTTTGACGACGACACATACGTTGTATACCAAGATCAAATATTTCTATATAAAAATACTAAATGGAACTCTATGCCTGGCTTTTGCTTTGTAAAGCCAATAAAAGCTATTGGTAACTTTGATACAGATCAAGAACAACCTTTGAAAGGCATAGTTAAACATACGGATGGTAGCGTGGAAAAAGGAGATCTAGTTGGTTTTACGCCTAACTCTGAATACGAGTTTGTTTTTGAAGGAGAAAGACTGTATAGAGTGTACTCTAAATTTATTACAATTAAATATGAATATCAAGGAAACGAAGAAGAGTATAATCCAAGCTGGGCATAAGGCTGTTGAAGAACTTATCAAAGTTGCAAAGGAAGCTATTGTGGATGGTGATGATGACATTACTGCCGATAGACTTAAGAACGCTGCTGCTACAAAGAAGCTCGCGATCTTTGATGCCTTTGAGATACTTAATCGCATACAAGAAGAACAAGCTTTACTCGAGGGTAAGGCTGTTGAAGAGAAGAAAGAGAAGGTTTTTAAGGGCTTTGCCGAAGGTAGATCTAAATAATGTACGAGCAAACTTTATACAAAGTAATAGAGCCAATAAAAAAGACTACAATAAGTAGACTTAACAAAGGCAAGAAATGGGTGCAAGGCTACAGCAAGGAGCACGATGTTATAGTTATTGGTGATACTGGTAAAATCGGAGAAGTATACGAGATACAAGGCCTAAAGATAGCATTGCCAAAAGCGCCGAGTAGTGTGTATAGCAACGATGACAAAAAGTGGAAACAACTTGAAAAACCTGAGATACTTAAAAAAATTAAAACAATATTTGACTGGAAAGCGTATCCGGAAGATCAAAAAGAGCAGTGGCACGAATATATCGACGGAGAGTTCGATAGGCGCAACGGTGGTTTTTGGTTTAATAATAATGGAACGCCTACGTACATAACAGGTACTCACTATATGTACTTGCAATGGAGCAAGATTGACGTTGGCGCGCCTGACTTTAGAGAAGCAAATAGATTATTCTTTATATTCTGGGAGGCTTGCAAGGTTGATAAGAGATGTTATGGCATGTGCTATCTTAAAAATAGACGTTCTGGGTTTTCTTTCATGAGTTCAGCAGAAACTGTTAATCAAGCTACAATATCGAGTGATAGTAGATACGGAATACTATCTAAGAGTGGTGCCGATGCAAAGAAGATGTTTACTGATAAAGTTGTGCCTATATCAATAAACTATCCTTTCTTTTTCAAGCCAATACAAGATGGTATGGATAGACCTAAGTCTGAGCTAGCGTATCGTGTTCCTGCGAGTAAATTTACCCGTAAGAAAATAGAAACAAACGAAAAGCTAGAAGAGATAAAAGGTTTAGATACTACAATTGACTGGAAGAACACAGGTGACAACAGTTATGATGGTGAAAAGCTTTCACTACTAGTGCATGATGAGAGTGGTAAATGGGAACGACCAGATAACATACTCAATAACTGGCGAGTTACAAAGACTTGCTTAAGATTAGGTAGTAGGATTATAGGTAAATGCATGATGGGATCAACGAGTAACGCTCTCGACAAAGGTGGTGATAATTTTAAAAAGTTATATAACGACAGTGATGTAACACAACGAAATAGAAATGGTCAAACACGCTCTGGTTTATATTCTTTGTTTATCCCAATGGAATGGAACTATGAAGGATTTATTGATCAGCATGGACGACCAGTGTTTGACACTCCAGTTGAAGAACGTTATGGACCAGACGGTGAACTAATTGACATTGGAGTAATAGAGAACTGGGAAAACGAAGCCGATGGGCTAAGAGGCGATCAAGATGGTTTAAATGAATTTTATCGTCAGTTTCCTAGAACAGAAGAGCATGCGTTTAGAGATGAAACAAAAAATAGCTTATTTAATCTTGTTAAGATTTACGAGCAAATAGATTATAACGAAGGAGTTAAGACAGACGCTACAGTTACTGTTGGTAGCTTTCAATGGATTAACGGAATAAAAGACACTCAAGTTGTTTTTAGTCCAGATCCAGGAGGAAGGTTCAAAGTAAGTTGGGTTCCGCCTTCTAACCTTCAAAATAGAACAATAATTAAAAATGGAATACGTTATCCAGGAAATGAACACATGGGAGCTTTTGGCTGTGATAGTTACGATATTAGTGGGACTGTTGATGGACGTGGCTCAAATGGCGCGTTACACGGATTAACTAAGTTCAGTATGGAAGATGCTCCGGCTAATCATTTTTTCCTAGAATATGTAGCTAGACCACAGACTGCTGAAATATTCTTTGAAGATGTATTGATGGCTTGCAAATTTTATGGCATGCCTATACTAGCAGAAAACAATAAGCCTAGACTTCTTTATTATTTAAGAAGAAGAGGATATAGGGGATACTCTATGAATAGACCAGATAAAACCTGGAATAAGCTTTCGGTGGCAGAAAAAGAGATTGGTGGTATACCAAACTCTAGTGAAGATATAAAACAAGCTCACGCCTCTGCTATAGAAATGTATATTCAAAGCCACGTTGGTCATTTAGGTGATGGAGTGTATGGTAACATATACTTCAACGAAACACTTAATGACTGGGCTAAGTTCGACATAAACAAGCGAACTAAGTTTGATGCCGCTATAAGTTCTGGGCTAGCTGTTATGGCTTGCAATAGACACTTGTATATGCCAAACGCAAAGGTCGAAAGACAAAAGTTAAATTTAAGCGTAGCCAAGTTTGACAATAAAGGCTATTCATCGTCAATAATTAAAAAATAAATATGGCTGGGTCAGTTATAAAAAATTATTTTCCTTCTCAAGTTGTTAGTGATATTGAGAAAGTGTCAATGGAGTATGGTATGAAAGTAGCTAAAGCTATTGAGTACGAATGGTTCGAAGACAGGTTTTCACATAGTAATAGGTATTTAAACAATAGGGTAGAATTTCACAAGCTTAGGCTATACGCAAGAGGCGAGCAGCCAATACAAAAATACAAAGATGAGTTGTCTATAAACGGTGACTTGTCATACTTAAACTTAGACTGGAAGCCAGTTCCAATTATATCTAAATTTGTTGATATAGTTGTAAATGGTATGTCTAATAGGGCTTACGAAATAAAGGCTTACTCTCAAGATCCGTATGGAATGAGCAAGAGGACAGCTTACATGGAAGGAATACTAGCTGATATGGACACTAAGGATCTAGCTCAATACGCTAGCGCTAAGTTTAAAGTCAATGTTTTTGATAATCCACCTGAGCAACTACCTTCGTCTATTGAAGAGCTTCAACTACACATGCAACTGTCTTACAAGCAGGCTGTAGAGATAGCACAAGAGCAGGCTCTTGACGTGTTGATGGAAGGTAATAGATATGAATTAATCAAAAAAAGATTTTTCTACGATTTAACGGTAATAGGAATAGGTGCTGTTAAAACTGGGTTTAACACTTCAGAAGGTGTAACAATAGAATATGTTGATCCATCAAACTTAGTTTACTCCTACACTGACGATCCTTACTTTGAAGACTTATACTACATAGGTGAAGTGAAAAATATACCCGTTAACGAGCTTGTTAGAGAGTTTCCAAACTTAACGCAAGGCGAGCTTGAAGAGATAGTTCAAGAGTACAACAGTTACACCGGTAATACTAAATACGGATATAACACAGGTAAGAAAACAGATAATAATAAGGTTCAGGTTTTGTACTTCAACTACAAGACTTTTATGAACAACACCTACAAGGTTAAAGAAACTGCAACTGGAGCGCAGAAAGCTATAAAGAAAGATGACTTATTTAATCCTCCTAAAGACAAGCAAGAGAATTTTACAAAACTTCAAAAGCAAGTTGAGGTTTTATATGAAGGTGCTTTAGTTCTAGGATCAAACAAGATGCTTAAGTGGGGCATGGCTAAGAATATGACTAGGCCAAAAAGTGACTACAACAAAGTTAAGATGAACTATCACATCGTGGCACCTAGGATGTACAACGGAAGTATAGACTCTTTAGTAAAACGTATAACAGGTTTTGCTGATATGATTCAACTTACACATTTAAAACTACAACAAGTAATGTCTAGACTAGTTCCTGATGGAGTTTATTTAGATGCTGATGGTTTGGCTGAGATAGATTTAGGTAATGGAACCAACTACAATCCACAAGAAGCTTTAAACATGTATTTCCAGACAGGTTCTGTTATTGGTAGATCTTTAAACGAAAACGGAGAGTTTAATCCTGGCAAAAACCCAATACAAGAAATACAGTCTGGTTCTGGTGGACAAAAAATGCAAAGCCTAATAGGTACATATAACTACTACCTACAGATGATAAGGGATGTAACCGGCTTAAATGAAGCTCGTGATGGTAGTATGCCAGCTGAGAGATCTTTAGTTGGTATTCAAAAAATGGCAGCTGCAAATAGTAATACAGCTACTAGACACATTTTGCAAGCAGGATTATTTTTAACTTCCGAGGTAGCTGGAGCTTTGACACTTAGAATATCTGATATACTAGAATACTCTCCGACTAAAGATGCCTTTACACAAGCAATAGGAGCGCACAATGTCGGAACACTAGAAGATATATCTGATATGTATCTTTATGACTTTGGTATATTTCTAGAGCTTTCTCCTGATGAAGAAGAAAAGCAGTTACTAGAAAACAACATACAGCAAGCGTTGCAGCAACAATTGATAGAGCTTTCAGACGCAATTGATCTTAGAGAAATTAAAAACATAAAGCTAGCTAATCAATTGCTGAAGATTAGAAGACAAAAGAAGTTAATGCAAGATCAAAAGATGCAGCAAGAAAACGCGGCTGCACAAGCTAAAGCTCAAGGTGAAGCACAGCAGGCTGCTGCTCAAGCTGAGGCTCAAAAGAATCAAGCTATTACGCAATCTCAAATAGCCCTTGAAGAAGCTAAGGAAAACTTCAAAAGAGAAACCATGATGCATGAGGCTAATGTTAAGAAGCAGCTAATGGATCACGAGTTTCAGATCAACATGCAGTTAAAGCAGATGGAAGTAACGGGGAAAAAGCAAGCTGAGACTGGAAAAGAAGATCGTAAAGACGAAAGAACAAAGATACAAGCCTCACAACAAAGTGAGCTTATAGACCAAAGAAAAACCGGTGGACCACCTAAAAAGTTCGAATCTGCCGGTAATGATATACTCGGAGGTGGATTCGGTATGGAAACATTTAACCCGAGGTAAACTAACTAATTTATATTTTATATTATGGAAGAAAATGAAAACGTAGAAGAAGTGCAAGGCACTGAATCAACAGAAGAACAAGTTGTAGAGCAAGAGTCGCCGGTATCTTATAAGGAAGATGGTACTATTGTTTTAGATATGAACAAGCTTAACGAAATAGAGCAAGAAGTACAGGTTGAAGAGCAACCAATTGAAGCTACTCAAGAAGTAGCGCAAGAGGTGGCACAGGAAGAAGAAGTGAATAACGTTGTAGAAGCTGCTAACGAAGCTTTAGACAATGCAGCACAAACTGGAGCTCAGCTACCAGAAAACATACAGAAGCTGGTAGATTTTGTTAATGACACCGGCGGAAGCGTAGAAGACTACGTAAAGTTAAATCGCGACTATAAAGAAATGGATAGTCAAACTGCTTTACAAGAGTACTACGAAAGAACTAAACCTCACTTAACAAAAGAGGAAGTGAGCTTCATAATGGAGGATCAGTTTTCTTTTGATGAAGAGATTGATGATGAAAAAGATATAAAAAGAAAAAAGTTGGCTTTAAAAGAGCAAGTTGCAGAAGCCAAGACCTACTTAGACGGGGAAAAGTCTAAATATTACGACAAGATTAAAGCTACGCCAACTGTCAATGATGATTATCAGAAGGCAATGGATTTCTTTAATCGATATAACGAAGAGGCTGAACAAAATCAGCGAGTAACTGAAGAGCGCTCTAAGTATTTTGAAGAAAAAACAGATAATGTTTTTAACAACGAATTCAAAGGTTTTGAATATGAAGTTGGTGATCAAAAATTTAGAGTAAACGTTCGTGATGCTGCTAAGACGAAAGAGGCACAATCAGATCTTAATAATTTTATCAACAATCATATAGATGATGACGGTAAGATTAAAGACGCTGCTGAGTACCACAAATCGATTTATACAGCAATGAACCCTGATGTTGTCGCTAGGCATTTCTACGAGCAAGGCAAGGCCGATGCTTTGAAGATGTCTGTAGCTGAAACTAAAAATATCGACATGTCACCTAGATCTTCTCATGGAGAAGTAGAGGCTGGAGGTATTAGAGTTAGAGCTCTTGATATAGATACAACACCTTCGTTTAAATTTAAAAAACGAAAATAATTTAACAATTTAAAAACAATTTATTATGGCAATTACTCCAGGAAGTAGTTTAAATGCAACGCCAGCTCCAAATAAGCAAACGTTGAATAACAACTACTTAGATTTTACGGCTACAGGTGCGGGAGTTAACACTTGGGCTCAACAATATTTACCAGACCTTATGGAAAAAGAGGCTGAAGTTTTCGGACCGAGAACTATCGCAGGCTTTTTATCTAAAATAGGTGCTGAAGAGGCAATGCAAGCTGATCAGGTTGTATGGTCTGAACAAGGACGTTTACACATTTCGTACACAGGACAAGTTACTCACGCAACTCAAGGTGTACCAACAAACGCTTCTGAAATTACAATTACTAAAGAGATTGACGGAGCAGGTGTTACTTCTTCAGGAACTGTAGTTGATCACGCTGTTAGAGTTCACGACACTATTGTTGTGGCTAACTCAAACGGTGTTTTTAAATGTATGGTAACAGAAGTCGCAGGTAACGTTATCTCTGTAGCTTGCTACACGCAAGATTCGCTAGCAACTTCTTCTACTGCAAACGACACGACTATATTGGTTTATGGTTCTGAGTATGCAAAAGGTAAGTCTTACACTAATGCAGCAGGTACAGCGGTATCTGACTCTCACAGTGCTAACGAGCCTAAAATGCAAACTTACAGCAACAAGCCAATCATCATCAAAGATTACTACGAAGTATCAGGTTCTGACACTGCTAGAATCGGTTGGGTTGAAGTTACAGGTGAAGAAGGACAATCAGGTTACTTATGGTACTTGAAGGCTGAAGCTGACACAAGAGCTCGTTTTAACGACTACTTAGAAATGGCTATGCTTGAAGGTGAAAAGTCTGCTTTAGATGGTTCTGATACTTTAATTGAAGGATCGTTTGGTATGTACGGCGCAACTGGAAACCAAGTTGGTACTGAAGGTTTGTTTGCTGCTATCGAAGCAAGAGGAAACGAAACTTCTGGTGTAACTGGTGTTAATGCTGCTACTGACTTAGCTGAATTTGATGCTATCTTAGCTGAATTTGACAAGCAAGGTGCTATTGAAGAAAACATGATGTTCGTAAACAGAGCTACTAGCTTAGCAATGGATGACATGTTAGCTTCTATGAATTCTTATGGTGCTGGTGGTACTTCTTACGGAGTATTCGAGAACGATGAGGATATGGCATTAAACTTAGGTTTTTCTGGATTCAGAAGAGGTTCTTATGACTTCTACAAGTCTGATATGAGATACTTAAATGACAAAGCTACTCGTGGTGGAATTAACGCTGCTGCTGGTTCAAATGCAATCAGAGGAGTTATTATTCCTGCTGGTACATCAACTGTTTACGATCAGCAATTAGGAAAGAACCTTAAGCGTCCTTTCTTACATGTTCGTTACAGAGCTTCTCAGACAGATAATCGTAGAATGAAGACTTGGACTACTGGTTCGGTTGGAGCTGCTACATCTTCTTTAGATGCAATGCAAATTCACTTCTTATCTGAAAGATGTTTAGTTACTCAAGGTGCTAACAACTTTATGTTAATGAAGTAGAAATACTTTTTGAACTACCCTGCCTTCGGGTGGGGTAGTTTTTTATTAATTTTTTATTATATTATATCATGGCTAAAAAGCAAACAACAAAGGTTGAAGTAGAACAACCACAAACAAAAGCTACAAATGAAATGGTTGAGGTGGTTATTGAAAAACCACAACCTAAAAAACCCGATTGGGAAATAAAAGATAGAATGTACTATCTTAAAAACAATAAAAAGCCTTTGTCAAAAATGGTTAAGTCAGCAGGCATTTTCTGGTTTGACGAAGAAAAAGGTTTTGAAAGAGAGTTGAAGTATTGTAAGAATCAACAAACTTCTTTTGTTGATGAAATGAAAGGTGATCAAAGGCTTTCTCACATTATATTTAGAGCAGGAAGTTTATTCGTGCCTAAAGAAGAAACGGTTTTACAAAAACTACTATCATTATACCATCCTCATAGAGAAAATATATTCTACGAGCACAAACCAATTAAAGTTGCTGAAAATCAACTAGACTGGTTAGAATTTGAAGTTGAGGCAATGGTAATAGCTAGAGGAATGGACGTTGATATGGCTGAGGCTATTATGAGAGTAGAGATAGGATCTGAAGTTACTAAGATGAGTTCTAAAGAGCTTAGAAGAGATTTGTTACTATTTGCTAAGAAAAACCCTAAGTTATTCCTAGAGTTGACTACAGATGACAATGTAATGCTAAGGAACTTTGGTATTAAAGCTGTAGAAGCTAGAATAATTAAATTATCAGGAGATCAACGTAATTTCATGTGGTCTTCAAACGATAGAAAAATTATGACAGTACCGTTTGACGAACACCCATACTCTGCTTTAGCCGCTTGGTTTAAAACAGATGAAGGAATGGAGATATACTCCAACATAGAAAAGCGCTTAAACGCGTAATCACTATATAGTAGGGCAGCCACTCTGCGGGGTGGTTGCTTAACTATAAAAAAAACATACAATGGCAGTAAACGTAGATTCAGTATATCAAAAAGTATTGGCCATTGCCAACAAAGAACAAAGAGGTTATATAACACCTTTAGAATTTAACCTGCTTGCAAATCAAGCTCAAGACGCTATATTTGAGCAGTATTTCTACGATATTAAGCAGTGGAACGATCAGAAAGCTGGAAACTCTACTGAGTATTCAGACATGCTAGACGTTTTAGCAGAGAAAATATCACCATTCGAACAATACAAAGTAGCTGTGTCTGCCGTAGCTAGTACTAACGAAATAACGCTACCTACAGATACTTACAGGCTAGGTACAGTGTTTTTTGCTGTTGGTGGTGCTTATGATGTTGAAGTTGAGAGAGTTGAAAAAAACGACTTCTTGTACATGGAAAGAACAGCGTTATTTAGCCCTTCAAAGACTAGGCCTGTTTATGTTAGAAAGTCAGATACAAAGCTAAAACTTTTTCCAGCTGCTAATACTCCAGCATACGCTACAGGCAACGTTTCTTGTAATTACATTAAAAAACCATCAGAGGTTTACTTTGGATATGTACTTATACCTCAGTCACAAGGTGGTAATGAATATCCACTATACGACGCTACTAACTCCACTGATTTTGAATTACACCAATCAGAAGAGAATACATTAGTATATAAAATATTAGAACTATCAGGAATAATATTAAACAAGCCAGGGCTTATACAGATAGCCGCTGGAGAAGATCAACAAATAACTCAAGAAGAAAAAGTATAATAAATGGGACTATTAGACAACACGACACAAGCAGCTTATTATGCTGACGGTAATAGTGCTAACTATGGCAACTATCAATTTACATCGCTTGAGCATATTATAAATCAATTTATGCTAGCCTATGTAGGTGAGCAGAAGATAATAGACAAAATAAAAAGAACAGATGTTGCTTTTCACGCTCAACGTGCGTTGCAAGAGTTAAGCTTCGATACTTTCAAATGTACTAAGTCTCACGAAATAGAAGTTCCGAACACGTTAACTTTAACGCTTCCTCAGGATTACGTTAACTACGTAAAACTAGTTGCTGTTGATGCTTCTGGTATACATCAAGTTTTATATCCAACACAGTACTCAAGCGATCCAACAGCTCCACTTCAAACAGGTGCAATAGGTAATGAAAACTTTATAGACGCTGGTGCTGATGGTAGTATTGACTTACAATCAGAGTCGAACACTTGGGATGCGTATAACAACGGCACCGTAGAAACACTAGCTACTGACGGACACGACACTAGCACTTATGACGAGCTTATTGGTGGTAGATACGGAATAGACCCTCAGTTTGCTCAAACAAACGGTTCTTTTTACATAAATGATTTAAAAGGTAGAATACACTTTAGCTCTAATCTTGGTGGAAAAACTGTGATACTTAAGTACATAAGTGACAGCCTAGGTACAGATGACGAAATGCAAGTGCATAAGTTTGCGGAAGAAGCTATGTATAAATATATAGCGCACGCTGTTTTAGCAACTAAAGCAAATGTTCCAGAATATCTAGTAGCTAGATTTAAAAAAGAGGCTTTTGCTTCAAAAAGACAAGCTAAGCTTAGGTTGTCTAATATAAAGCTAGAAGAAATCACACAGATACTTAGAGGTAAGTCTAAGCAAATTAAACACTAGTATATGCCAGAGTTAAAAAGAAATTTTATGCAAGGTCGAATGAACAAAGACCTTGATGAAAGAATAATACCGGACGGAGAGTATAGAGATGCTTTGAACGTAGAGGTTTCTACTTCAGAAGAATCTTCAGTTGGAGCGGTTAAAAATATACCAGGCAACGAATTAATTGGTTCTATTAGGCTTAGCGATAGATGGTGGAAAGGTAATTCTTCGGCTGAAGGCGATATTCAAGGGCCATGGAAATACAGCCAAGCGATAAACGGTAGTGATTTTTCTACGATAGCAGAAACAGTAGGAGCTGTAACCGATCCAGCCACTGACAAAATATATTCTTTTGTGTCTAGTGTAATAGAACCGTACTATGTTCAAGCGGCATCTGGAACATCGTTCACACCTACAGAATACACTAAAACTAGCGTTGGCTCTTCAACACAGTCAAAAGAAGTTGTGGTTAACAATGTTGATAACCTTGCTGTTGGCATGATTGTAAAAGGTACTGGTGTAGAATTTGGTACAATAATATCTTCGATTTCATCGCTTGGTGATCCAGTAGTGCACACTATAACGCTTAGCAAACTAAACACAATAGGCGCAGGTGTCAGCTTAGTTTTTTCTGTAGCAGCCTTAGTAGGATGTGATGTAGATTGTGTAATGCAAATTGAGCCTAACTCTTTTGTGGCAACTGAGCAAAGCACGGATACGCTAGCTGTTATGAATGATGTATACAATGTATATAGAATACCTAGAAGTCCAATAACTTTATTTAACGATGAATTTGAAGGCAGAAATACTACCGCCGCTAACAAAGAAGACAAAACCGTAATATTCATTTCTGAAAGCACAGGGGGAAACAATCCAAGCTCTGATGCAATAGTGCCTGGTGTTAATACGGGCCAAATGAATTGGGGAAACGGGTTGGCTAAAGGATCTGAAGTTGAGATATACTTTGGTGGCATTAACGTTCTTACTCCAGACGTAATAAACGCGTTTACAAACAAGCCAATAGGAAAAGTTAAGGTTTCAAGCGTTGAGTTTAGCAAGGTGTATGACACAAACAACCCGACTATTACTGTTACACTAAATAAAGCCATACCAGCAGACATAGTTACACAAGCAAAGATTGAGGGTGGATTATATTTTAAGTTTAAAAACGAAAGATTATTAAACTTTGAAAATGGAGTTAAGCTAAATTACACTGAAGCTAACGTCGAGGGTAACACGCTTATTGAAAATCATCCAACCCCTATAAATACTAAAATATCAGGCATAGATATTGTTGATAGTGTTATATATTTTACCGATGGTAAGACAGAGCCTAAAAGAATTGATATTAAAAAAGGGATAGAGGCTTCTAATTTTGCTACAAATTATTCATCTGTTTTAAACTTTGGTGTAGAGCCTAATTATAGCCCTCTTTTGTTTGAAACTTCTCAAATAGTATACGAAGATCCTATAAGTCAGTATTTTGGAAGTCATCCAAGCTCGCCTAACTACAACTACGGTAATGGGCAGAATAGAAAAAAAGCAAAAAAATACGAACTAGAAGATATAACTGTAATACGAAGACATCCTTTAAATCCTCCAGTAATAGACTTGAAGCGATCTAGCAGAGTAGGAATAACACATGAAGTTGGTTTGTTAGCTGGAACGCCAATAAGCAGCTCTACTACTATGGGTCAGTCAATAGTATTTACTGTCACAAAAAATAAAAAAAGAGATTACGCGTTTCCTTCTTTTTATCCAGACGCAAGCACCTTAGATAATCACGATAATACTAGAAATCACTCTTGGAGAGTAAACGATGTGCTTGTTTTAGATTCTTTATTCGGCTACTCTCCATCAGTAGCAAATCCACTAGGAGACGACAACGGCTCGTTCAGCGACAGTGGATCTAGGATGCTTAAAGTTAAGATAACAGCCATATCATCTTCTGGTAGTTTTAGCCAACCTGGAGGTTCATCACCTCTTACAGATTATCACGGTACCGATGGAGCGCTTATAAAAAGCAACCAAAGAGATTCTGAAATAGGTCTATACAATTTTGGCAATAGTTCTCAAAACTTATCTTCGCCAACCTACACTAAGTACGACGAAATACTTACTATTACGGCTGAAGTTGTTGATAAAAACGAAGCTTTGTCTAGAACTAATTTAAGTGCTACCGGAATTAAGTATTGGGAAGCTTCTTTAGAACCAGAAACTGCGGGTCTGTTTGAGGAAAAGTTTCCTAGATTTGCTATTAGATACAAATTTGACGACGGACAATACTCTGCTTTAAGTCCTTTTTCAGAACCTTGTTTTCTTCCTAAGACAACGTACAGATGGAATAAAGAAGATGGGCAAAACCTTGCTATGGTTAACGATGTTAGGCAAATAGTGCTTAGAGATTTTATTTCACCAAGCACGCCTGTAGACGTTAAGCAAATAGATGTACTTGTTAAGTTTGATGGCGAGAACAGTATATACAAAGTTGAATCTATAAAAAAAGGTAGCAGAGAGTGGAACAACGACAACGGTAAGTATGCTAAAACTATTCTAGGCCCAAGATCTTTAGTAACCAGTGGTACAGTTGCGTTCAACATGAACAACAGCAAAACACAAGCAAATAAATACGAATCTAAATCTTATGGTAGAACTAGAGGGCTTTTTGAAGTGAAAACAGAGAAAATAGGTTCTGTAATATCTTCTAATCAAATCCTAAGACCGTTTGATGCTGTGCCAAGAAAAGCAAAAGCTCAGTGCATATCAGCTAATAGGTTGATATACGGAAACTACACTTTAGATTACGACTTAGTAACAAAAGAAGGTAAAGCTGTTGTTCCAAAATTTTTCTACGACTACAAAGAGCCTACTAACAAGTGGTACGGCTCTTTCAAAGAAACTACTGTTGATAATTTCCGCAACAATAGGATGTATGGAAGTCCAGCTAGGTCAATAAAAAGCGATAGAACATACACGCTTGGAGTTTCTTTTTTAGATAGGTTTGGAAGACAGTCACCGGTAATAACTGGTCCAAACAGCTCTTGTGTTTCTGTTCCTACTAGCGGTAGATTTCCCAATAGATTAAACGTATTGATGGATTCTTCTAGCGGTATACCTTACTGGGCTACACACTTTAGGTACTACATGAAGGAAACTTCTAATGAGTATTACAATCTAGCTTTGTTTAGGGCTTATCCAGCTGAAGGCAATGGCGATGGAGAAGAAAATAGAACGACTAGCTATTGGTTAGCGTTTCACTCTTCAGACAGGAACAAAGTTCAAGAAGGTTCTACCCTTAGAATTAAAGAGAGAGGAGGTCAAGGTGCAGCGGGTGGTGAACAAGTTTCAAGGACATATACCATTACCGCTATATCCAACGAAGCTCCTAAGGAAGACGAGCTGGCCGATACTGTAACAATTGCTCCATCTAGACGAAAAGGCAAGTTTTACGCTAAGATAAAGGCTGACGCAACGTTTGTAAATACTTTAAAAGGAGGGTTTGGTGCAAATGATAAGTTTGGAGGAATACTATCTGACTATCATGATCCAGCTATTTTTGAGACGATACCTGATCCAGACATTGGATTAAACATTTTCTATGAAGTGCCTAGAACATATCCTATTGAGCTTACCGACAGTAATATACACGACTTAATAAACTTCGACGATTTTATAGCTTGTAACAGATCTGGCTACGACGCGGATGGAGCAGACAAATCAGCTCCTACTTTTAGAGCGGCAGACAGCAATGGAACTCTTCATTCAAACGGAGGAGATCTTAATAATGGTACAGGTGCATTTCCTAACGAGCTATTCCATTTACACGATGGAAAACTAAACAGATATTGGGGTGATCTAAACACTAGAATTGTAGCGGTTAGAGGCGCATCTGTTGAAGGAGGTATACAAAAAATACAACTAGATGCGATTAGAAACTTTGGTTTACCTGTTTTGCCAAATCCAATTGATCCTTCGCAAGCTTATATAGCGGGATCTACAGTAGGAATATCAACCGCTCTTATAGCCGACTCTGGTGGTACTGGGCCTTATACCGGCAACTACAATGTAGCTGGAGAATTTGCTACAGTAAGTCATTTAGGGCTTTTTGGAACTTTGTCTATAGTAAGACACGACGGAACTAGATCTGTATTAAATATTAACAATGTTAATGACGATGTACCTCTAAGTGGCAATATAGGCATGGGTTACCCGTCTCAAAATGATATTACTAGTGTATTTAACAACAATCAAAGCTATACAGCCACAAACACTGTTGAGTTAACTTCTAACATATTCTCAGCAACGCATGTTCTTCCTTTCCATAACTGTTGGTCGTTCAGCAATGGAGTTGAGTCAGACAGAATTAGAGATGACTTTAACACGCCTAGACTAGACAACGGAGTAAAAGCTTCTTCAACAGCAGAGACTTACGGCGAAAAAGAGTATAAACATGGTTTAATATTTTCTGGTATTTACAACGCTAAGACAGACGTTAATAACTTAAACCAATTTATAAAAGCGATAGGAATAGTAAAAGATCTAAATCCAGAGTACGGTAGTATACAAAAACTCTTTACTAGAGATACTAACGTATTAGCTTTTTGTGAGAACAAGGTTTTAAAAATATTATCTAACAAAGACGCATTATTTAACGCAGATGGTAATACTAATGTAACTTCAAATAAAGCTGTTTTAGGTTCTGCTGTGCCTTTTCTAGGCGATCATGGTATATCTAGGAATGCAGAGTCTTTTGCAGAAGACGAGTTTAGATGCTATTTTGTAGATAGAGACAGAGGAGCAGTTTGCAGGTTGTCAAGAGATGGCATAACAGCAATATCCTCTATAGGTATGTCTGATTATTTTTCAGATGAACTTAGAAGTGCGGTTGCTTGTGTTGGATCTTTTAATAAAAACAAAGGAGAGTACGAGCTGACTATACATAACAACCTAGGTGTTGATGACGTTGATAATGATGCTACTACTGATATTACAAAGCGCGTTCAAACTATTTCGTTTAACGAAAAAACTAATTCTTGGGTAAGTTTTAGATCCTATGCTATCGAACAAGGAGTTTCTATGAACAATCAGTACTTTACTTTAAAAAAAGGTAGGGTTTGGCTTCACTCAGATGATGCTACTGATGGTAGAAACAATTTCTACGGAACTCAATACTTCTCAAGCATAACACCAATATTCAACGATGCTCCAGGATCTGTAAAAAGTTTTCAAACAATAAACTATGAAGGTACTCAGGCTCAAGTTATAGCTAATAGTAGAACAGCAACTACAGCTGGATCGACTACTACTACCACTCTAAGTATTACGGGAAGCAAAGAAGGTCTTACCGTTGGTCAAGTTGTAACTAGCAACGATTTTACTCACGCAAACCAAGGTAATCCAAAAGCAGACAGGCCAACAGTAACGGCTATATCTGAAAATGGTCAAGTATTAACGCTGAGCTCTGCTGTAACAATTGGAGCAGGTAAAACAGTTGTGTTTTCAGACGCTGAGTACTACAATGATGATGCTTATACTGGCTGATATGTTGAGTCTATAAACACAGACCAACAAGAGGGTAAGGTTCTTGAATTTAAAAACAAAGAAGGCAAATGGTTTAATTACATATCGGGTGTAGCAACTACTTTCTCTACTGATAGAGGCGGTGGTGGCAGCACAGGAAACGTAGACGCTCAAGAGTTTTCTGTACAAGGAATAGGTCACTTTCATGGCATATCTGGAGCTGGTAACAGTGGTCTTTTTTACTCTTCTACCGTAACAGCAACAATAACAAATACTTGCGGTGTATCTGCAACTATAACAGGTAATACAGAGTCAAACATACCTTTTGGCACAAATTTTGGTACGTACACTGAGTTTGACCATGCTACAGGCAAACAAAGAGTTACTATATGCCCGCCGACTGGGTACTCCTTTGTGTCACCGGATAATATAACAAACACATCGGTAGCAGTTGACAGCGTAACCTTAAACAGCACGACAACTCAAGCCAACAACATTGCCAATACTTTTACTACTACTGTAAATCAAACAAACGTAGTAAACGGCTGTATAACTGTTGATGTTAATTGGCACGATGGCTACACTCCTAATGCAAATACAACATTAAGTATTGCTATTGCAGCTAGCTCAACAGGTGGCGAAATACAACTCTACAACTATCTAGCTGTAGCAAACTACGACCTAGCTTGGGAACAAAGCAGCTCTAACGAGTGGTCTTTAAACCAACCTATTGCTATAGACCCTAATCTAAACGCTAGTAGCCTGCAATTAGGCGGATCTATCTTCAATGCAAACTTTGTAGACCTTGTTGTATCACCAAGTGAAAATGATGCGCTTAGCATATTGTCTGGAACTATTGATCCAACAACCACTAGTCAAAGCTTTTCTTTTGAGTATGTAGCAGAAGGCAACACTTTTTTCAACGCGCCAACTACGCCTGGAGAGCAGGCTACAATTCGCAAGTTTATTATACCTAAAGAAGTTGTTGGCTTTGGAGGAAACACTACAACGGTAGCAACAATTCCAGATGGATTTTACACATCTCCAGGTGCCAGCAACACAGCACAAGTAGGTAATGCAACTTACCCTGGACTTGTAGAAATTTATTGGGAGTTTACTGAATACAACTCTGTTGGGTTGGCCACGAAGCTAAAAGTTTACTGCAAGATAAATCACACAGATTCTGGATATGTAGACAATCAAACTTACGGGTGCAACACTCCTACTAACGAAGCTAACTATGTTGATAGCTTTCCTTTATTACTTTGGATGCCTGCGCAAGACATAGGTGGTGGAGACGCGCCTGACGAGCCTAACGAGCCTACTGACATTCCTGGAGATATCTTTGACGATCCAAATCCTCCTTTAGTATTCAAAAACCAGGTAATAGTAGTACATCAAGACGCTGATGGCTCTCCTAGCACTGGGGTTTCAGTTCAAGTTGCTGAATTTGAAACAACTCAATTTGAAAATCTAAACCAATCAGTGGCGTCATGCTTTATGTCGGCTAATGCTGGGTTTTCTTTTGCAGAAGCAAATATAACTGTTGTAGATGGAAACAACGATAATGCTCCGTCTGGCGGAGAAGCTAGCTACGTAGACGGTGTGGGAGGAGATACTTTAACAGCAAAAATACAATCAATAGTTTGTAAAGACATTGTTGTTGACGGAGTTACCTTAGTTCAAGTTGACTTTACTTTTGAGAGTCTCATTATAACTTCTTCTAACGAAATTACTATAATAATAAAAGGAGATGCGGTAAATTTAGCCGCTGCTGAAGTTTCTCACGTTGTTAGAATAAGTAGTGTTGGGAGATTAGCTCATGGAGAAGACATAGACCAACGTATTTTTGGTAATGGATCTAGTGGAGCGCTAGCACTCACAGCGGCTCCAGATGGAAATTACACCGCAAGTGCTGACACACAAACCGGAGACGTTAAAACTTATTTACACGGATCACAAGTTACTGGAACAAGCTCTAACGGAGTAGAAAGAACCGTTGCAACTGTTACATACAAAACAGTATCTGGGTCTAGATTTGTATCGGTTACACCAGACAATAACGGTAACAAGAAATTCTTACACTTATGCGGAGCGAGCTACAATGCTGGTACAGATAATGAAAAGATTTTAGCTTGGCTAAACGCTGAGCTTGATAACAACTTCTTTATAAGTTCTCAAAACAACTTAAATCAGTCTTACCATATATCTTTCGCTGTTAGTTCTTCTGGTTCTACGGGCGCAGGCAACATACAAGAGACAATAGTAGCAACAATAAAATTCACGGGTACAGGAGTTGCAGACGTTGCTACCACTATGCTTTTTCCAGGCGGACAAGATGGTAACGTTATATCCGCAACCCCTCACGATAATCAATACTTTTTATAATATGCCAATAGTAACACTAACATTCACACATAGCATTAATAGATCAGCGCAAGTAGGTGACATAATATATTATACACCAACAACTTCTCAAGGTGGTAGCGAGCAAGCTAGCTCAGACTATCAAGGTATGAGTAAGATGGGTGCTGTAACGGCTATAACTAGAACTTCAACAGGTGGAACTATACTTGTAGATCATAGTACTGATATTCCGGCTCCTACTACTTCTGACTTTTTGTTTTTCAGTAAAGACAACGCTACAAACTTAGCTTCTCTAATTGGTTATTACGCTGAAGTGAAGTTTGTAAACAAATCTAACAAGAAGATAGAGATGTTTCAAGTAGGCGCTGATATGTTTGAGAGCAGTAAATAGAACACTATAAGTGTGATATTATACAAGTAAATTTAATTAAATGAAAAAAGAGATAACTCTAGCTAATAGAGACAAGATATTAAAACTAGAAAAATATCTACTATTAAATGCCGATGGTGAAAACATAGAGGGTAATGGTACGGATATTTTGCATAGTGAAAATTTTCCACTAAAACACACGTTTGTAGACGGCGTGTATATAAGGGAAATGAAAATGAAGAAAGACTCGGCTGTAGTTGGTGCTATACACAAGCACTTGCACGCCTGGTTTTTATTATACGGTCATCTGTTTATAGCTACAGAAGACTTTCAAGAAGAGTACGTTGCTCCTTGCTATGTTGTAGCTAAACCAGGATCTAAGAGAGTTATATACGCAGCTGAAGATTCTTTATTTGTAAACGTACACGCAAATCCAGATGGTATTACAGACGTAGAAGAGTTAGAGAAAAAAATAGTATCTTTAAACCACGAAGATTATGAACAATACATTAAAAATAAATAAATCATGAGTTTAGCAATAGCAGGTATAGCGATGGCAGGTATTGGCATAGCCAAAGGTGTTTCGGGCTTTATAAAAGGTAGAAAAGCTAAGGCAGAAGAGAAAAGGCTAAAAGATCAAATGGCTGATCGTATGAAAGCTATGGAGGGTTTAGATACTTCTAATCCTTATGCAGACGTTAAGAACCAATATAAAGACATGGAGAATACCATGGAAGATCTAGAGGTTAACACTCAACAAGCGGAGTTTGAAAGAGACGCCGCTTCGCAATCACAAGCAAACGTAATGAGTTCCATGCAGGAAGCTGGAGGTTTTGATGCTGGTAATATACAAGCTTTAGTAGCTGGTGGTGCTCAAGCAGCTAGACAGTCATCTGCTAGCATCGGTCAACAAGAGTCACAAAATAAAATGGCTTCAGCTCAGCAAGCTGGCTCTAACCAAGAAATGGAAAGACGTGGAGCTATGGAAGTACAAGCACTTAAAGGCCAAGGTAAAGGCATGTCTCAGCAAATGGAAATGAACAAGCAGCAAGCTTTAATGGGCATGACTCAAGGCCAACTGCAAACGGCACAAGCTGACAAGGCTGCAGCTAATCAAATGATGTTTGACGGAGCTAGCTCTGCCGTTGGAGCTTTTATGATGAAAGATCCTAAGGCTAAAGCTGGTTTAAAGAAAAGAAAAAAGAGCACTAAGAAAAAAGCTACTAAAAAGAAATAAGCATGGCTGATAAAAAAACATCAAAAGAAGAGTCTGACGAAAGATTAGAAAAAGCTAAAAGCTTCGAGATGGACTTCTATGGTAAGATGCCACAACGTGAAGGCTTTGAAGGTGAGTCTATGGGTATTACTGGGCTTAATAATTCTCTTACAGATCTATACAACACATTTGCTTTGCTAAAAGAAAAAGAGCTGCAAAACAGAGCTGATAAAGAAACCATAGAAGAATACGAAAAAACAGAAGCTAAAACAAAAGAAGCTAAAAATAGAGAGTTAGCTAAAGATAGTGATGGAGATGGAGCTCCAGACGCTATAGATAAAGACTCTAAAAATTTAGACTCTAAGCCTAATGACAGAGATGGTGATGGTGTTCCAGACAGCATAGATAAAGATAGTGGTAAACCGAAAAAGCAAGGACCGAGAATAGATATACCAGGCATAAATAGTAGCCCGTACTCA